GGAAGCTCAAGGACGGTCAGGGCAATTATCTTTGGCAGATGGGCGATGTTCGCCTTGGCGCTCCGGATCTGATTTCCGGCAAGCCTTACTCTGTCAACAACGCCATGGCCGATATCGCGGCCGGCTCCAAGCCGATCATCTTCGGCGACCATAGCCGCTACATCGTGCGCAAAGTCGGCGGCTTCTCGGTCATGACGCTGCGCGAGCGGTACGCCGAAAACTTGCAGGTTGGCATGATCGGGTTCGCCCGCTTCGACGGCGAGTTGCTGACGAGCAAGGCCGTCAAGCACCTGCTGATGAAGGCTGCCTAAGCTCGGCTTCGCGTGGCGGGCGGTTCATCCGCCCGCTTTCGAAACCGAAGGAGAGCCCAATGAAAGTTAAAATCAAGCTTCTGGTGAGCCGCGTCGGCCCGACTGTGAACGATGTGGCCGGGGACGAAATTGACGTTGACGAGGATACGGCTCGCGCCATGTGCGAGTTGAGTTCTCCGCCGCAGGCTATTCGCCTTGGCGCTGCCTCGGGTCTCGAACGGGCCGTGCCGCCTGCGCCAGTAAAACCGGTTAAGCCGAAAGCGCAGAAGGCCGTAAAAACCGCGCCCGAAAAGGCGGTGAAGTGATGTGGCACGGCGTGTCGGTTAAAACGCGGCCGACTGCGGAGCTGGTGCCGCTTGCAACCCTCAAGAGCTGGTTATCGGTGGAACATTCCGACGACGATGCTCTGTTGGGGCAGATGTTGCGCGGCGCAATTGACCGGATCGACGGGCCGCAGGGCATCGGCGTTGCGATGATGCGGCAGACCTGGCGCAAATCCATGGATGCGTTCCGGAGCTGCATCCACCTTCCCGGCGCTCCCGTAAAGGGTATTTCGGCAATCACCTATCTCGATCCGGACGGCCAGCCGCAGACGGTCGAAGCTGCCGATTTCCATCTCGATACGGATAGTGAGCCGGCGCGATTGGTGCCGGCTGCTGGGAAGTCCTGGCCTGCTACAGCCTGCATGCCTGGAGCGGTGAAGGTCGATTATGAGCTTGGCGAAACCGACCCGTCGGCCGTGCCGGGCGATCTGATCGACGCCGTCGCGCTGCTTGTCGCGCATCGATACCAGAACCGAGAGGCAGCGGCCGCCAAAACGGACGTTCTGCCTTTGGGGGTGGAATGGATCTTGAATGAACACGCTCGATGCCACGTGGCATCGTAACCGGGGGCCATCCAATGGCACATGTCACGTTTCATAGTGACTTTGACTACCGCGTGTCACGCGGCGTAACGATCGCTTACAAAGCCGGCTGGTCCGGCTCGGTAAAGCGGGATTGCTGCCGCAAGGCAGTCGCGGCCGGAAAGGCGGTGGAGCTGCCGAAGCCTCCGCGCCCGGGAAAGGCGGCCGACGATGCCTAGCGCCGGCGATCTGAAAGAGAAAGTCGCGCTCGACAAGCGGCAAACCACGAATGACGGGGCTGGAAATTACCAGTCCGATTTCGTCGAGCAGTTCGATCGCCGCGCGGCGTTTGTCTATGCGGGCGGTGGCGAGGCCGTCGCGGCCGAACGGCTAGAAGGCCGATCGATCATGAAAATCCGCCTCCGGAGCGACACGCAAACCCGGTCAATCACCTCTGACTGGCAGGTGCGCGATGCCCGGCGCGGGACGGCCTACGCGATCCGCGAGGTTGATGCGGTGACCAATCCCAGATGGGTTTACCTGGTTGTCTCGAGCGGGGTTGCAGCATGAAAATCCTCGGCCTCGAGAAGCTTCGTCGCCGCCTCGAGCGCATTCCGGCCGAAGTCCGAAAACGGGCACAAGCCGAGCTGATGTTGCAGGGGCGGGAAATCAACATGTTGCAACGGTCCCTCGCTCCGAAGGATGATTTGACGCTTGCCGGAACGATCCGATCGGAAGCCTTGCCGCAACCGGAAATCGGCGTCGTCATTCGAGCCGGCGGCCGGGCTACGACAAAGCCAGTGCGGGAATCGGAGAAGGGCAACGCTCCGGAATATGATTACGCCTTGGCGCAGGAATTCGGCACGGAAGAAATGGACGCAAACCCGTTTTTCCTGCCGGCGATCCGCGTCAAGAAAAAGAAGGCTCGCAATGCCGTTCGCGCCGCTGCGCGCCGGGCGTTGAGATCGGCAGGCAAGGCATGAGCGATCCCAGCCTTGAAATCCAGATCGCCCTTGCCGGCCGTATTGCCGGCTTGGCAACCGAAGCCGGCGGGCGCGTCTATGACGATGTCCCGCCCGAACCGGATCGGATCGCCGCCACCGGGGCCGCCTGGCCGTATGTGTCGTTCGGAAACGGCCAGCTCGTGCCGATCGACGAAGAGTGTTTTGACCGGTCCACGACGTTTATCGACGTCAATGTGTGGTCCCGGGCGGTCGGTTTTCCTGAAGCCAAGCGCATTGCCGGGGCCATTCGCATGGCCCTGCACGAGCAGGACCTTGTCATTCAAGGTCATGTACTCGACCGGATGCGGGTCGAGAGCATCGACTATCTGCGCGATCCGGACGGAAAAACCCGTCGCGCTCGCATCTCCCTGTCGGTTGAAACCCAGCCGGCGGCCTAATCCCGCTTTCCCTTCCCTTTCCTACTAACGGAGGTTCGTCATGGCGACGACTAAGAAACTTTTGCTTCAATTCGGCGACGGCGCAGTGCCGGAAGTGTTCGCGCATGCCTGCACTATCAATACCTCGCAGGATTTCACGGTCGAGGCGACCACTACCGATGCCACGGAACCGAACTGCGCCGATCCGGACGCGCCTGGTTGGGTGCTCCGCTCTGTCGATACCCTTTCGGCCAGCGTCAACGGGGCCGGCACCATGGACCCGATGAGCTACGGCACGTTGCGCGACAAGCAGCTTTCCGGTGAGCCGATCAACGTTCGCGTTCTGATCGATCTGCCGCTTGCGCAGGGCGGCGGCTGGTATGCCGGCCGATACATCATCACGTCGCTCGGCGTGGCGAAGGAAGGCAAGGGCTATGTTTCCTGCACTGTCGCCTTGCAGTCGGATGGCGAAGTTGCCTGGATTGATGCCGCAGCATGACGCGCAACGTCGAAATCCCGTTTGGCGGAAAGAAGCACTCTTTCCGCCTCGATCTCGGCGGGTTGCAGGAATTGCAGGGGGTATGCAATGCCGGCCCTGCAACCATCCTGGCGCGCCTCCTGTCGTCGCAGCCGCAAGCCGCAAATGTCAGGCGGCCCGATCCCGCGAGCTATCCGCTAGGGGCGAACGATCCGGATTTCCTCGCCGACTTCAATTCCTATGCCCTTTTGCGGGGCATAGGCGGCGACTGGCGAATTGAGGACGTCCGCGAGACGATCCGCCTCGGGCTGATCGGTGGCGGCGCAAGCCCGACCGATGCCTATATTGCCGTATCCACCTATGTTGACCAGGTGGAAAGGTATCCGCTGATTGACAACGTTGGCGTAGCGGCGGCGATCCTGCACCATGCCTTGACCGCTCCGGAGGGCGAAAAGGTGGGAAAGCCGACGACCGGGAAGACGCGGACCAGAGCGACCGCATAGTTTTCTCGGTCTTTTACGGCCTTGGCGTCGTCATGGGGCTTTCACCGCGCGATGTCGATAGCCTCATGCTCTGGGAATTCGCGGCCTGCGCCGATGGCTTTGCAAAGGCCAATGGTGCGGAAGAAACGCCCGAAGCGCCTACCTATGACGAACATCTAGCGATGTTGAGGAAGCTCAAAGTTCCCTCGTCGTCGTGATGATCTCGCGGCCGATCAACAACAGAACCAGCCCAATAAGTGACGCTGTAGCCAATAGAATCAGCAGCGTCAGGGGCGGTTGCCATGCCTCCGCGATCCGACCGGCCTGTCTCAAGGACTCTTGGAGCGGGCCGGTCTCAGGCTTTGGCGGGATGGCAAAATAGGCGGCGATCGGTGTCGGCAAAACAAATAATGCTGCGCCAAGCTTCCCTAGGGCGGTCAGGCGATATTCCGATTCTGAACGTTGCATTTCATTCCCCCACAAAATCCGAGTTGGATAACAGGAATCAAAATGGCCGTCACCCTTGATGAGCTGCGCGCAGTCATGCGCATGGAGCTTAACCCTTTCATGAAGGACCTGCAGAAGGTCAACGGCGTGACGGCGAAGACGGCGCGTATGGTGGAATCGACATGGCTTTCCACCAATAAGCGGCTCGACAATATCGGCCGCAACATGGCGCTAAGCTTGACAACGCCGCTGCTTGGGATCGGAGCCGCCCTGTCGGTTGATTCCGTCGTTCACTATGCCGACGCCTGGACGGCTGCAAAAAACAGTCTCGCGGTTGCCGGCGTCGTCGGGGAAAATCAGGTCGATGTTCTGAACCGGCTTTATCAGTCGGCGCAGGACAACGCCACGCCCCTCACTGCAATGGCAGAACTGTTCGGCAAGGCTGCGCAGGCAAGTGACAATCTCGGAGCCAGCCAAAGCGATCTTCTGAAGTTCTCCGATGGCGTTGGCGTTGCCCTGCGGGTTGCCGGCTCTTCGGCCTCTCAGGCATCCGGAGCGCTAACCCAGCTCGGCCAGTTGTTGGGGTCGGCGCGGGTTCAAGCCGAAGAATTCAATTCAGTCAACGAAGGTGCGCGACCGATCTTGATCGCCGTCGCCAACGGACTGGACGCGGCCGGCGGCTCGGTTTCGAAGCTGAAAGAGCTTGTGAACGACGGAAAGGTTTCCGGCCAGCAGTTCTTTCAAGCCTTTCTGAAGGGCCTTCCTGCCATTCAAGGCATGGCAGCCAATGCCACGCAAACGATTGAGCAGGGCATGACGAAGGTGTCTAACGCTTTCACAAAGTTCATCGGTCAATCGGATGAGAGTTTGGGGGCGAGCCAACGTTTGGTTGCGGGCCTTAATGCTCTGGCTGATAATTTTGACCAAACGGCAGACGTCGTTCTAAAGGTCGCGGCTGTGATCGCGGGCGCGCTCGTTGGCCGGTCCATTGCCGGCATGATCGCAAATCTGGGGCTTGCCACGGCAGCCGTTTTTCGTTTCATCGCAGCCGTTCGCGCGGCCGCGACGATATCCGGCTTGTCGTTAGCTATGGGAGGGCTTGCCGCTGCGGCCGGGCCGATCGGGGCTGTCGTCGGCGTGACTGCCGTTGGCGCGTTAGCTCTGTTTTCATCGTCATCCGAAACGGCGGCCGAAGGCGCGTACACGTATGCCGCCGCCTTAGACGAGGTGAAGAACCGAGCGAAGGACGTTGCCCCGGCCATTGAGGGCGCAGCCAACGCCATAAGCGAGAAAACGAAAAACATCTTGACCGCTGAGCTGGGGAAGGGTGTTTCCGATATCGAAAGCGCAAAGGCGGCCGTCCTCGATCTCTTTGACGCGCTCTTTAGGAACGTCGATCGCTCTGTGATCGCCCCTGAACAACTGCGCCAGCTTGAAGAACTTCAGGAGGGGCTAAAGTCCGGAAAGGTTGGTGCCGAGGAAGCCAGCCAAGCGCTCTATAAACTGGCGAACGCCAATCCCGACTTTCAGGCCGTTGCGAAGGCGTTTGACCCTTTGCTGGCGAAGTTGGCCGAAGCGATCGGCGCTGTCGGCATCCTGAGAAGCAGGATGAGTTCCCTTGATGGCGGGGGCCTCTCAGAGGATCAGATTGCCGGTTACAAGCAGTATGCGAAATCCCGTCAGCAGGGCGAGGAAATGCTACGCCTCGGCAAGGCGTATGCGGATGAGGCGCAGCGTCAGAACGGCCTTAGCAAAGAGCAACTGGCGACCGAAAAGGAAATCGCGGCGATCCGGAAAGACCTGCTCGAAAAAGGCGGGTTCCTGACCGAAGCGCAGATCAAGGCGCTCGCCGCGTCCAACGTGGCGGCCGATGAAGCTCGCAGCAAATCGGGGCGGTCCGGTTCCAAGGCTGTCAAGCAGACAGCCGACAGCCGGTTTGATGCGGATATCCAAGCCGTGCGCGACCGAACTGCGGCGCTGATTGAAGAGCAGCAAATTGTGAGCCTCGGTTACCGCGAGCAGGAAAAACGCCGCATGGCGCTCGACCTGGAGCAGGCGGCGCTTGCCGATCTGCGCGAGGAAGCGCGCCGCAAGGGGCAAACGGATCTCGAAAACATCCAGCTTTCCGGCGAACAGCGGGCAAAGATCGATGAGGCTTCGGATGCCTATGCCCGGCAGGCCGATATCCTTCGGGAGGTTTCAGAGGCGCAGGAACGCGCGGACGATGCGGCCCGGGAGTTTTACGACGCCTTCAAGAGCAATGCGATCGATGCGATCACGCAGTCAAAGAGCCTTGGCGAGGCGCTTTCCAGCCTTGCCAAGCAGCTCGGATCGATGCTGCTCAATCGCGGGTTCGATATGCTCTTCAAGCCATCGGCCGGCGGTTCGGGCGGCGGGTTGCTCGGCGGCATCTTCGACGTGATCGGCGGGCTTTTCCGCGCCGATGGCGGCCCGGTGGTCAAAGGCAAGCCGTATATCGTCGGCGAGCGGCGGCCGGAACTTTTCGTGCCGGATCAAAACGGCCGCATCGTTCCGCGCGTTCCGGACATGCCGAAGTTGCCGGATATCTCGCAGATGCGAGGTGCCGCCGGCAATGTCTCGATCGATGCCCGCACCACGATACAGGCGAGCGGCAATGCCGAGACCGATGCAAAGCTTATGGCGTTCGCGGCGAAGCGGGACGCGGAGCTGCCGAGCCAGATCATCCGGACGGTCAAGGAAGCGCAGAAAAGGAGGCAGCTTTAAATGGTTATCGCCTTTCCGCGCGATCTGCCGGCGGTAGGATATACCGCGGTTGATCTGGTTTTGAACGACGGCGTCACCGCGTCCCGAACCCGGGGCAAGCTGACGAACTACACTCAAGGCATCGATCCGTTCTGGGAAGTGTCGCTTACTTCCCTCCCCCTGACCTACTCGCAGTTTTCCGCCGTGGAAGCATGGTGGTTTTCCCTCCGAGGCGGCACGGCATCCAAGGGTGTCCGTTTTCGTCACCCTCATGTTTGTTATCCGCAGGCGCATCGGCAAAACCAAGCGCCTGCGGATGACGATGGCAATCTAATTTCAGTCACGGAAGGCAACGTCTTGAACGTTGGTTCCGTTGCTGCCGGGCTTCTCCTGTCCGAGGGCGATTTCGTCGGTGTCGAATACCAGGCGAGAACCTATCTCGGCAAAGTGACAGAGGTTTCCGGTGTCGGCACTTCCCGGGCTATCCGGGTCGAGCCGCCGCCTTATACGGCGGTTGCGCAAGCCAATGCAGTGGTCCGGTTTGTTCGGCCGCCGCTTGTCATGCGGCCTGTCCCGGGGAGCTTTTCAGCCCCACGCTCGGGACGGTTTTACACTGTGTCTTTCAGGCTTCAGGAGTAGCCATGTCGCTTTTGCCAGAAGTGCAGGCCCTCTATGACGAGGGCCGGATAAAAACCCGTCAGATGCTCAAATTCCTGCTCGGCTCGGGGACCTATGGTTTCATCGCCGATCGGTCGGAACTTCTCTGGCAGGGGGTCACCTATATTCCGTTCGGGCTGATCAAGGTATCCGACCTCGATAGCGGGAACGGTACTTCAGCAAGTAGCAGCTTCACGCTCACGCTTGCCGAAAGTCCGGATGACGGCCTTACGCCCGCGATGCTTCAGCAAATCGAGAATGAGGATTACCGGGATCGGCCCGTCACGCTCTACGACGCGCATTTTCATCCGGACACGAACGAGCTTTTGCAGGTCGAGGCAGTCGGGCGCGGTTACCTCGACGTCATCGATCATGAGGAAGGCGGCGAGGCCGGCTATGTGCTGACGGCTCGATGCGAGGGGCGGCAACTGGATTACAGCCGAAAGAATGGCCGGGTCCGGTCGGTCGCAGATCAGCAACGGCGCTCGCCGAATGACCGCTTTTTCGAGCATGCCGGCAAGGCCGGGCGTGTCGAAGTCTTTTGGGGCCGGGTCGCGGCCAGAACCTGAGTAGCATCATGATTGACGGATGGGAAAAACGCCTCAACGCGGTTGTGGCGAAGCATCAACTATTGCCCGGCGAGTTCGGCGTTTCGGATTGCTACATCATTCCAGACGACGCCGTTGCGGCCGTCACGGGCGATGTCATGTACCCGGATGCGCGCGGGTACAGAACAGAAGCGGGCGCGGCAAAAAAGCTGCGCCGGCATGGCTTCGCCAACGTGCGCGAGGCTTTCGCGGCTCGCTTCCGCGAAATCCCGCCGACGATCGCGCGGCGGGGCGATATCGGCGTCATCGAACGCGACGGCCAATTCTCAGGCGGCGTTTTCACTTCAATCGGCTTTGCGACACGTGCCCATGGCGGGCCGGTGATCTTTATCCCCGTATCGCAGGTCTCCGCAGCATTCAGGGTTGAATAATGGGCTTTCTTGCACCGGTTTTCACGGTGATCGGCGGCTTTCTCGGTTCCGGCCTCGGTCAGATGGTTGTTGGTCTCGGTCTTAACCTGATCGTCTCCAAGATCGAAAAGGACCGGGCGAAAAAGGCGCAGAAGGCGGCCAGCGGTGGCGGCACTCAGTTTGATCGCGACTATGGCGAGAACGTCAGCCGCAAGGTGCTGTGCGGCCTGGTCGGCGTGGCGGGGCATGACTGCTACGTCAACACCTATGGCCCGGCAAACCAAAGCCTTGAGCAGGTCTATGTATTCTCGGATTTCCCCTGCGATGGGCTGTCCAAGATTTGGGCCGGCGGTTCGCTGCTGTCGATCGCCCTTGGCGGTGACGGCCGATACCATGTGACGGCCGGCGATTATGCCGGCCGCATGTTCTTCAAGTTCTACGACGGCACCCAAGCGGCGGCCGATGCGGGAATGATCGCGCATTCCAACCCGTTCGGCCGTTGGACGGCCAATCACGTCGGCGCGGGAATGTGTTGGCTCAAGGTTGAGCTTGTCTATGACCAGGAGAAGCTTAGCCAGTTCCCTGATTTCTTTTTCGAACTGAGGGGCGCGCGGCTCTACGATCTGCGCAAGGATTCGAGTGTCGGCGGTTCCGGCGATCATCGCTGGGGCGACTATTCGACCTATGAGTACAACGAAAACCCGGTTGTCATCGATTACAACTATCGCCGGGGCTTTTCGTGGAACGACGATCTGTTCCTCGGCATGGATATGCCGGCGTCCGATCTGCCGTTTGACCAGTATGTGACGGCCGCCAACATCTGCGACGAAATCGTAGGCGGCGAGCGGCGTTACCGCTGCTCGATCATCCTGGATGCCGACCTTGACCATGGCGACAATATCGACGCGCTGATGACCGCTTGCGGCGGGATCGTTATCGACAGCGTCGAAGGGTCCTGGCCGTTGATCGGAACGGAACAGCCGATCGTCGCGACCTTTACCGATGATGATCTTGTAGCAGGCGAGCCGGTACGCTTCCGCCGTCGCCGTTCTATGGCCGATCTCGTGAATGTCGTTTCCGGCACCTACCAGGAGCCGGCGAACATGTGGTCTCCTGCCGGCTACGATCCGCAGACAGATGCGACAACCGTCGCCACCGATCGGCGAACCCGCGATGTTCCGTTGAACCTGGGACAGGTGTTTTCAAAACGGCAGGCAAACCAGCTCGCGAGCATCTATTTCAACGAAAACCGATATGAGGCCACGGCCGACGTCGTCTTGCGTCCTGGCTTTCGTTCGTTGAAGGCGGGTGATTGGGTTTTCTGGAACAGCGCAAACGAGACGCGGCGGCGCGTCTACATGGTGCAAAGCCGCTCGATCCGGGCGCTGGACAGTGACGGGCCGCGCAATGTGGCCCTTTCGCTGCAAGAGCGTGACGGCGCGATCTATGAGGGTGTCGGCGTAGCGCCGCCGCCCATCCCGTTGCCAAACAACCCGCCGGTCTATCTCAACCAGTTACAGGACTTGGCGATAATTGCCGTGGTGGCAACCGGGGCAGACGGCAGGGCATACCCGGCGTTCCGGCTGTCCTGGTCGGCGATCGACGACGTCACGGTAACCGGGATTGTCTTTGAATGGTGGATCAAGACGGAACCGGCGAACAAGTTCACCCGGCAAATCGACACCAAAACCACCGTCCTGTTTCTTCAGGAAGGTATCGTCAACCTGACCGATTACGAGTTCCGGCACAGGCTGGTTGCCGATCGTTCGACCAATTGGGTGGGGCCGGTGACAGTGACGTCGCAGGACGGCGGAAACCCAGATCTAGAGGTTGGGCTTGGCAATCTTCGTGACGACGTCAAGGCCGTGTTCGCGGAACTGTTCTCGTCAATGAACAGCACTCAAACGCTTCTGGCGCGCCTGCAACAGAACCTTCAGATCAACGGCGGCGTGTCGCAGACGCTGGGGCGCAAGCTCCAGCAGCTCGGCGCGAGCTTCACTGAGGAAATCGCGATCATCACTTCCGATATCGCGAACGTGGTGGAGAAAACCGAAGAGCTGGTTGCGGAGTTTGGCGAGAACCTGGCGAACGGCATGGTCTCTTTTCGAGCTGTGGCGTCTCCGGAAGGCGTGAGCGTCCGCTATGCCATTCTCCTGAAAGCCACGCTCGAAGGCGAGTTCAAAGAGTCTGGGCTATTCCTCGACCTCTACACGGAAGACGGCGTCTTGAAGTCCCGAATTGCCGCCTATGCGGATCAATTCGTGATCGTCAACGGCGATGGCGAGGGGCAGCAGCCTTTCGTTTTCGAAGCTGGCATCCTCAAGATGGCCCTCGCCCATATCGTTGAGATCATTTCCGGCAAAATCTCGATCGGCAAAACCCGGATCGATACAAACGGGATCACAGTTTCCTCATGACACAAACCTTTATTGGTATCGACAGCGTCGGCGTGCCTTGCGTGAAGATCACCAAAGGCGAGATCGACCCTTTCAGCGAGCCGGACGCGAACAAGAGTTCGTTTCTGTACAATTCGAAATTCACTGCCGACGTGAAAATCGCCGCCATTGACGCTACGCCGTTTTCTCCAAACGCGACCACGTTCTGGCCGGCGGGGACCAGCAACACGAACTACCACAAAAAGAAAATGCCCGGTTCCGTCGCCGGCTTCAGCTACATCATGATCCGCAACGCCTATTTCGGCGACGCGCTGCCCTACGATCTGCCGGTCTATGACCTGAAGTATAAACGTCTCTCCGATGGGCGATGCGTTGAGAACTTCAGGGTGTTTACCCAAGGCGCAGAAGATAACAATGGTAACGAGCCTGGTTATCGCACGATGATCGGCTGGATGAACAACGGATGGTGGCTCAATGACGGGCAAACCTTTTATGGCAATCCGCCGTTGGGCAAGGGCATCCGCTACTATACCAACACGTTCGGCGCATTCGACGGCGGTTCATACGAGATCAACCTTGTAGTCTGGAGGCTCCCCGGCTCAAACGTGCCCCTGAAGGACACGGAATCGCCGCCAATTACGCCTGGCTTGCAGGCGGTCGAGATCACCAAAGATTTCTGCCGGGTCGCAAAGCCCGGATATGACACCCGGACAGCAGCGCCCACGCAACTGGCCTTTGATTCGTCGGGCCGTCCCCTTTCGGTCATCAAGGCCGGTGATATCGCCTTGCCGCCGGGCCTCACTGAGATCGAGGTGGGATATCCGGTCGATAACACCACCATCTGCGACATGCTCCAGTATGAGAACGGGGTGATTTCCTATCCGGTCAGCGGCTATTTCACCGACACCAGGTGCGAATACTGGTTCGAAGGGACCAAGCTTTACATCAACAATCTGACGGCGGCCTGCCGGGTAAGATATCTTGTCCTTTCCAACAACAAGCTGCCGCCGACGTCCGGCGATAACAAGGTGTTTCATCAGTTCCATGATGGGGCGCAGGACGTCGTGCAGTTCCTTCGGCCTGGGGCGGCTGACCCGCCAAACTTCGCCGATATCGTTCTTGATAGCCGCTGGCCGGCAATCCAGATCCTCGCCGAAGGATATCGTGCGATTGGGGCGCAGCCGCAATATACCCCGCCGAATTCGGTGAACGCGGGGCAAAGCTTCACGATCGGTTTTAACGGAGCCGGGTTCTTTCCCTTCGTCAAATACATGACCGTGATGTCAGACGCCGATGCCGGTGTCGGGGTCAAGGCCCCGTCCGCCCGTCTCATCGAAAGCTACAATAACTCGACCCGCTACAATGCCGGGAATAGCAGCTTCTGCATTCTCGGCAGCAATCAGGCGACTTTCTGGACCTACGAGGGCAACCCGTACCAGGAGCGATTCAGCAACAACGCATGGGCGTTTGACTACCCGACCTCGCGGATCGTCGGCATCCGCTACTACATCCTCGGCATTCCGACCTCATAGGATTTCCTTACATGGCTGATTACTACACAACCGGGTCGGTTCAACTGACCAACGGCAGCAAGGCCGTGACCGGCATCGATACCGCCTGGGCTATCGCGCAGGTGGCCGGCGGCACGATCTACGTTCAAGCGCCCGGCAACCCCCTTCCCCTCGCCTCGATCGAAAGCGACACGGCGGCGGTGGCGTCTCTGGAATGGACCGGCGCGACCGGCACCTATCCTTATGCGCTGCTTCGGGCCACCGCTTTCAGTCAGCAGCTTGAAGCGAATAGCAACATCCTGTCGCGGCTTCTGGTCGCGATGGAGGCAGGAACGCTCTATCGCTATGACGTTGCGGCCGCGAGCGCCGACCGCGCAACCTATGACGAGCGCCCGAAGGGCTTCGCCTTCCTGGCGACCGACGTCAATCCGGCAGACCTCTACATCAAGGCGTCGGCGACTTCTGGTGATTGGGCTGGTCCCTTCAGCTATGGCACGGGGCGGCCCGGCCCTGCGCCTGAGTTAGGTTTTGAACCTGTCATTACCGGCGCGCCTGGCTCCAATGCCGGCATGGTTGTGACTGGCAGCGGCGAGCCGGGCGATCCTTACGAAATCACCTTCACCATTCCGGCCGGCGAGATCGGCGTAAACTTCCGTGGCGCCTATTCCGGCGCGACGGCTTATGCCGTGCGGGATATGGTGCTGAATAACGGTTCCTCCTGGATCGCCCTACAGGCGACCACCGGGAATGCTCCGCCGGTTCTGCCGGCGACGGCCAACGCCTATTGGCAGCTCGTAGCGGCAAAAGGGTTGGACGGCACGGGCACGGGTGATGTCGTAGGGCCAAGTGGCGCTACTGTCGGCCGCGTCGCCGCTTTCAGCAGCAATACCGGCAAGGCGATCGATGAGGGCGACAAGCTGGTTGCCGATCTGGTAACCGGGCCGGCAGCGTCAACGGACGGGGCGCTCGCTGGTTATGACGGCGCGACCGGCAAGATCCTCAAGGCGTTGACGAAAGAGGAGGCGAAGAATTGGCTTGCGATTGCAGGAGCCGATGTCTCGTTCAACAACGCGGTTGCCGGACTTCCAGATGCGCCAACCACACTCCAGACGGCGATCGAGGTTTTGGCTGCGAACGCAGGCGGTAAGAACGACGCCGCGTTTGCGTTGGCTCTTGCTGACCTCACGGGCAGCATACAGGGGATGAACGGTGGCTTTGCGGACTCCTATCGCAACACGGCTGGCATCAATCTTCCGAATGGGGGACGTGATCCGTACACGGTATCCCTACTGCATTTTGATGGACCTGTAGCGGGCAAAAAGACCGTTCGTGACAGTGCCTATGAAGACTATGCCTCCGGATCGCCGCGTCACTACTGGACGCCTCAAGGATCGTTTCAAATCAGCGATGCACAGTCTCGATTTGGCGGGTTCTCGGCCTTTTTTGACCAAACTGCGAACTGCCGGCTTCTCGGCGATGGCTCCAGTGATTTCGCATTCGGTACGGGCGACTTTGAAGTAGACTTCTGGATCTATCGCCTTGCCTCAGGCGTTCAGCATACCTTGCTGGACTTCAGGACCGCATCAACTTCCGTTGCGCCATATCTCTACATCACCAATGCCAACGTTCTTGCTTACTATGTTTCGGCTGCAAACCGCATTGTTGGAACGACGATCATCACCCTGAACGCGTGGCATCATATAAAGCTGGTGAGACAAGCCGGATCAACCAAGCTGTTTCTGAACGGCGTTCAGGAAGGTGCAACATATGCGGATGCCAATAGCTATATCGTCCATGCCGTTGGGCCGTTTATAGGCGCCGCACTGGACGGCACTCTCCCGTTCAACGGGCATATGGATGAGCTTCGTGTCTCGAAGGGTATCGCGAGAGAGTTCGAGAATTTCACGCCACCTGTAGCGGCTTACGGTGACGGATCAACGCAGACAAAATTGGCTCTCTATGATGCTGTTGGTTTCCAATGGTATCCCCGCGAGCTGAAGACGACGATTACCACCCTTCGCGGCACCCGCATCAACAGTGCGGCTATAGCGACCCTTTACACCTTCAGGGGGGTTCTTTCTGCGAGCATGCTTCGCCAGACCGCCGATTACCTTCGTATATGTTTGGGAGGATCGCTGAGCGGTGCTCAAAAGCAGATCGCGAACGTATTCATCGGCCACAAGGCTGCCGCCGGCAATGCGTGGGATATGGACCCTGCGACGATTACGCGCGTCACCTTTGGCGGGAATAATGGTTTCACTCCCATAGCTCTGACTGATCATTGGTCTGATTGGGTGCCTTTCGTGCCCGATCTTTCAAGGGATTTGATCATATCGTTCGATTGCCCTGCTACGTCAGGCATCCTCGACCAGGCTCAGTTCGGAGTGGGGATGATCGCCGGTTATTCAAAAGCTACAGCACAAGAAGCTGATGTAGCGGCACCCGCAACCTATACGGCTCTGGCAGCCGGCAACTTCATCGCCTTCAGGGGGATTGAAGGGAAAACGGCTGCCAAGGTCTATGACGATATGGTTCTGGAATCGGTTGCCGTGGCCTCGACCAGCTCCCCGGCCAAGGGCCGCGTGTTGATCGAGACCGGCGTTGGAAGTGATCCTCTTATTCCGAATACCGATTTCGTGGGCGAGATCTCCAGAGACAACGGCGCTACCTGGACGGCCGCAGCCATGGCGCTCATTTCGGATGTCGGCGGAAAGAAGCTCTATCAGGGTGACGCAAGCCTCGCGTCTCAACCGAGCGGCATGAACATGAAATATCGTTTCCGTAACCTGACCGGCAAGAAGGCTATCGTTTCTGCCGGTGGCGCACAGTGGGGGAATGTCTGATGTTGAGATCCTGGGGAACCGCGATCTTGCCCGGCATTGCGCCGGCGCTCGATCACTACAAGTCGGCATTTGATGCGCACCTCGACGCTGTCGCCGCCCAACGGCAATATGACAATCGCATTACTGTCGTCAGTTACGCCGGCAGTACCAACCCACAATGGGCCGCCGAAGCAGAAGCCTTCATCGCATGGCGCGATGCTGCCCTTGTCCACATGTTCCAGCAGCTCGCCGCCGTCGAGGCCGGCGAGATCGCGCCGCCGACCATTGAAGAGTTCATCGGCGGGATAACGCCGATCGCCTGGCCGGAATAGGTGGCCTGTCACCGCGCCGGCATGGGCGCGGTGACCGAATAGCATTGCCGGCTCTGGCCGGCCCTCCCTCCCCTTCTCAATCTCTGGAGAATTCCAATGGGCGTTATCAACGCGCAGCAAATCCGCACGGCCGCGAAAGGGCCTGTCAACGCAAGCAACCTGAATTCCGTTCTGATCGCGCTCGATCGCTTCGGATCGACTGTCGGCCTCGATCTGCCGCACCGCGTCGTTGCCTTCCTCGCGCAGCTCATGCACGAAAGCGGCGATTTCAAATTCGATGGCGAACTTTGGGGGCCGACGCCTGCCCAAAAGCGCTACGACACCCGCACCGATCTCGGCAATACGCCTGCGGCCGATGGCGACGGCTACAAGAACCGGGGGCGCGGTCCCATCCAATTGACCGGCGCGGCGAACATCAAAGCCTTTTACGCCTGGTGCGTAAAGAAGGGTTTCAGCCCTCCGGATTTCATTTCCAATCCCGATCTGATCAATTCCGATCCTTGGGAAGGGCTTTCGGCAATCTGGTATTGGGAGATCGGCAATCCCGACCGCAAGTCGCTGAACCGGTATGCGGACCAGGGCAACCACGAAATGCTGACGCGGCGCATCAATGGCGGGTTGAACGGCTATGCTGATCGCCTCGACCGTTACACGCGGCTTGGGCTTGTCGTTCTCGGCTTCGGTCCAACCGACCTTCTGGCGTTCCAGAAGGCGGCGACGGCCGCCGGCAAGTATGACGGCGATCTGGACGGCGACGACGGGCCGAAGACGCGGGCGGCTATTCATCTGATGCTTGCCGCTCGCGCGCCGAAGGCTGCGGCTATGCTGACGATCAAGCCGGCACCTGTGACCGAGGAAAAGGCGGTTGCCGTTACGCCGCCTTCCATGGATGCGCCGTGGTGGAAATCAAAGGAAGTGATCGTCCCTGCCGTCACGGGCGGCGGGCTGACGTCGGGGCTTGCGGCCGTGGGCAGCGTCCCATGGGAAAACCTTGCGGTCATCCTCCTGGCGCTGGGGCTTGCCGGCGCGTTCCTGCTTTGGCGGAAGGATCGTGATAACAAAGCCGTCGCGGCGAGGGTCGGGGGGCTTGGCTGATGGTCCTGCTCAAATGGCTGCTCGGTTGGGTGACTGGCGATCTCGCCAGCGCCCTAACCCGGGCCTACGATACGAGGCTCAAGGCGGATACGGCCGAAAAGAAGTTGGTCGCCGATGCGGCAATCGCCGACATTCAGCGGCATATGACCGCGATGCAGAGCGCAAAGGAAATCCGGCAAGCGACCGCCGGGTTCTGGGAAATGCGGCTGATTACCTTCGTCATCGCAGGATGTTTCGCGCTGCATCTCCTGCTCGTTACCCTCGATACCTGCTTCACGTTCGGTTGGCGTGTGTCGAAATATCCGTCGCCGTTCGACGAATGGCAGGGGGCAATCCTGCTTTCGTTCTTCGGAGTGCAGGTAGCGGGGCAAGGTATCACGGCAATCGCGGCGGCGATCCGGGGACGCAAATAGCTTTTCAACAATCTGACGGAAAAAGGCCGGGGGCATGTCCGACAAATATAACTCGCTCATTGAGCTACTGAATGCATGGATGGGCGGGGCGATGACAACCATCCTTGCGGCCATGGTTGGCCGGGCCATGTGGCACGGCAGCGAAGCCCGCAAGGGGCACCGGAAGTTTTTCGGCGTGGAACTGCTGTGGGAATTCCCGGTCGCGCTTGGTATGGCGCTGGTTGGCGAAAGCATCGCTTCCTATCTCAACATAGGCCAGCCCGCTTCCACCGGCTTAATCGCCGCCCTCGCCTATCTGGGGCCGCGCGGAACGGAAGTCCTGTTCAACAAATGGATCGCGCGGAAAGGTACAAGCTAAGCGCCGGCATGCGTAGCATTGACCTTTGATCGGTTGCGGGGCACGGCCCGTTCGGCACTTCTGGGGGCTACGATGCTGCGACCTGGACGGCCGCATTGGCTGCATCGGAAGGTAACGCCGATGGCGTTTCCATCCGGCGGCATGTTTTGCAGGTCGATTTCCACTATGCGGTCGCAGGGTTCGCAATGGACCCTGTAACGCAGATTCATGGCGATCATGCCGGCCCATGTGGAATTGGAGAGCGTCAAGCGTCGTCCGCCTCGCTGATGTTCTCCCTGTTTGAAGGCAGTAGTTCGCCCATGGGAATTTCGCCTAGATAGTTGATTTCGGTCGGCGTCAAGGTGTGGGGGATGATGCACAGCACGGGTTCGGCCCATGCCAGTTCTTCGTCCAGCCTTGGTTCGCCTGTCACCGACAGAAGGTCCCAGCGGCCGGCGCGTCGGCCGACTTTAACAAACCGTAGAAGTATCCTGCCGGCCATCGTCTTCACCACGCAAAGCTGATCGTCGAGTTCTTCGGCCGGCTTCTGGAACTTGTCGCTGATGACGACAACCCATCCGTCGCGGATCGCGCCCATCGTGTATCCTCTGACGACGAGGCCGCATACTTTCTCACTGCTGAATGGGGGCGGTATCTTCATTAGGGCGGTCATGGAGCATCCTACGCGATAAATGATGTTCCTATTATGTTCTCGTCCTAGCGGGAGTCAATAAGCACGTGAAAAGGGCCGCTCGATCTCCGGGCGGCCCTTTTTTCGTCTTGTATTGGCGTCAGAGTTTGCTTGATTTGTAGAACTCCCATGCCTCTTCGATGATAACCCCCTGCACTACCCCGCGCCTGGTTGCCTCGTTGGCGATCTCTTCCGACACGTGCGGCAGCACCTTCGCGTGAACCTGCCCTGTCCGATCGCTCTTCTTTCTGCCTGGTCGCCCGCGTGGGGCGCGATCGACGAAGCCGTGTGCCTCGCCGGCCGCGTCCGCCTTGGCAATGGCCTGTTCCGAAGCGGGTTTTGGTTGCCGCCGAAGTGACGACAGATCGACTTTGAAGTCAGTCATTGCAGTGCCTCCGTGAGACGCTTGTAAACCGCCATCGCGAACGCCTCGGCATTCTCGATCGCTGCGGCCTGGTTGCCTTGCTTGTTTTCCATCGTGTGCAGGTCGCCGCCGTATTCAAACAAGGCCGAGAAGGCGGCGCGCTCCATAAGCGGCGGCGCTATGATTTCGATGCCCCCTTCCCTCAAGGACGCCTCGATGCCTGTTTGCTGCTTGGAACGGATTGCGCGGGTCATCGTGAAAACCACCGCATGCGCGATCTTGCGGTCAATGGCTTCCTCTTCCTCGGCGATAAGCTGGAGCGACTGCGCGCCGATTGTCGCGTCAAGGATGGTGGCGCGCATGGGGATCAAGACAAGGTCGGCTTGCGAAATGGCGCGCGAGACCATGCGCGAGGCCACGCCTTCCAGATCGACGATGACAACTCCGCCATCGGCGTCATATTGCTTGATGGTCTTGACGATGCTGGATTCGGTGACGTCGCTTAGTGCCCGGATGCCGGCGGGAAGCCTGCCCTTGCCGGCCCAAATGCTCAAGGAATGGTTAGGGTCGCAGTCAAGCATGGTGACGGGAACGCCTTTATGGGCGAGTTCCGTTCCTAGCACGATGGCAGTTGTGGACTTTCCGGCTCCGCCTTTCGACGACGCTATGACGACAACGGGCATGGGTTGGCCTCCGGTTGATAAAGCAATCTGGTTTTCGCTTTTATCTGGTATTCGTTACAATCGGATTAATCAACATACCGGGTTCAAATAATTACCCGATTTATGCATTTATCCGGTTTACGATTTAACCGGGTTAAACCGATAATCGGGTATTCATTCTAATCGGATTTGGAGGCTAACCGGATAAAGCGAAAAACCGGATACATGGAAATACTCGGTCACTTACCCTTAGCCGCTGGAGATGGTGCCTCGATCGGGGCTGGGCCAACGATATCGAAATCATCTGTCTGCCCATTGAACCAAAACCGGCCGTCATGCATCCAGTTGCAGGGCTGGCCGTCAGCAAAAACGCCTTTCACCGGCTTAGTAGAGATATGGCAGTCGGGATTGACTTCGGTAATCGTCGCCACTCGGCCGCCACGGGTTAGAACGCCAGCTCCAATCGATATCCATTTCGCAACAGAGGTCATTCTTTCGTCTCCAATCCCAAAATCTAGTTTTTCAGCCATTCGGCGGGAACGTCCAGCGCCGAAGCCAGGTTTTCGGCGACGGCGTCAGTGAGATTTCTGCGGCCGCTTTCCAGATCTGATAGGAAGCCCTGGGCGAGGCTGGCGAGTGCCGCCAACCGTTGTTGGCTCATTCCGCGAAATTTCCGGATTGCCTTTAGTCGATTATCTCCTGCCAGTAGCGCCGCCGACACCTCGGCGGGCAGGGGGTTGGAGTTTTCCAAGTCCGCCTTCCGGGCGTCGTAAATGGCGACGTCCTCGTCATCTTCGTTCGCCTCGCTTAGGGCGGCCATCATGGCTTCATAGTCGGACTTCGGTAGGACAACCATTTCGTCGCCGTTGGGCGAGGTGATAAACTGAATTCTATGCATTGTTCCGCCTTCCTTAATTGCGACTGTAAGTCGTTGTCTCGCGCTTGCCGATATAGATCGCTAGGATTGTCGTGCTGTCCTCGTCGAAGATGACCCGATATCGGCCGACCCGGAGCCGATAGCCTTCCCGGCCTTTGAGCATCTTTACGTCTCCATGACCGTTTACCGCGTAGTCAATGAGCGCCTGCGAAACCTGCTTGCGCGCGTCGGCGTTCAGCTTGTCGAGGTCCTTGGCGGCGGCGATGGAAAGAACAATCGTTTTCATGCGATATTTATCGCAGAATTATCGCGGCTTGGCAAGAGCATTATCGCACAATTATCGCAAAAGATATCGCGGCGCTTTGGAGAGCGTCCGAAACCGTACGTCTATGAACATCACAAGCTCACAAGTCCGGAAGTTACCCGGCTCGCATTTCGGACATGTCCGCAGTACCGACCCTATGTTTTGAACGTACCTGCCTCACAATAAAATGCTCTTCAAACTAGGTTTCGTTAATGGCACTCTCCTAATCCCTAGCGATGGAGGTCTCTGTGGGTGGAATGAAGGAAATGATGATCGAGCATCAAGAGGACGTAGCGCTTGCGTCCGACTACCTTGTGAACAAGGGGGTGCTGCAAAAATGCGAATACCACGGCGAAATCTTCGGCGGTGGCGCATGGAAACTGGAAGGGGAGTTCTGGCGGACCGCCATGGCCGATCGGAACAGAGGCGACACAGGCCCGGTTCCATGGGCCACTAAAATAGAGGCGCGCGAGTACACCGATCTCCTAAAGGAAGCATATGAGGAACATTGCGGCGACGAATGCTCATACTGCGCGAAACTGATGGCTGATTGACGTTGGCCCGCACCTTTGCCTATGCCCGCGTCTCGACGATAGGGCAGACGGTTGAAAACCAGATCGAGGAAATTAAGACGGCTGGTTTTGCGATCGAGCCGCACCGCATCTTGAGCGAGACGGTTTCCGGCAGTGTTCCGGCGGGACAGCGGCCGGCCTTCATGCGGCTGCTCGATCGGCTAGAGCGCGGCGACGTCCTGGTTGTTACGAAGCTCGATCGCCTGGGGCGCGATGCCATAGATGTCAGCTCGACAGTTCAACGCCTGGCTGAAGCCGGGGTGAGGGTGCATTGCCTCGCGCTTGGCGGCCTCGACCTGACCAGCGCGGCCGGCGCGATGACAATGCATGTCCTGAACGCGGTAGCGCAATTCGAGCGCGATTTGCTGATCGAGCGGACGCAAGCCGGGTTGGCGCGGGCGCGGTCGCAGGGCAAAAGCTTCGGCCGGCCGGCGAGCCTGACCGAACGGCAGAAGCAGTCGGCGCGGGCCGATCTGGCGACCGGCGGGACCGTTTCGGCCGTCGCCCGGAAATACGGGACAAGCCGACAGACCATCATGCGGCTTCGGGAAACCGAAAAAGAGACCGAACGGCCGGCGCTTGGGTAGCTGATCTGGCACCGATTTTGCTCCTAGCTTCCCTCGGAAGCCCTTTCTTGGGTTCCGCAGGCTGGGTTTTCGAGGTTCCTGCCGTGAGGTTGCCGCCCGAACCGCACTTAACGCGGTTCGGAACCGCCGCAGGGACGCGGTAGCGGCCCGAACAGGCGGCGTCCGCCTATTCTTCCTTCTTACTTAGAAATTCAGGTCCGGATTCAGTCTGTTTGGCGGACTCACGCTTAAACCGGATCTTTTCGAGGATGCTTGCGGATCGACGGGTTGGGGCGACGGCCGCAAAGCTGAAGAGATGGGCTTGCGCCGGCAGCTCGGCGGGCTTGCCTTCGGCCGCTGCCTGCTTGCGGCGCTCCAGATACCCCGCCCAACGTTCGGCCTGCTCTGTGTCCTCCACGCTTTCCCTGACGCGTTCGGCCGGCGTCAAGCTCGCCTTGTGTTCGGCAATCGCTTCCTGCCGTTCCTGAAGGACCTGCGCGGCGTCTTCAGGCGGGGGCGAGCCTACGCCATACTTGCCGAGGAACGCCTTGGCGCGGGCCGGGAGGGCGAGCCGGTAGGCATTGCTTGTCTGCTGGACCTGGGGGCCAGCTCCGCCATTGTTCGTCGGGATATATCGCCGCAGCCAGTCAACAAAGCCATGGTCGCGAAGCGCCTTCAGGGCGCGAACAACGGCGTCCCTCGATCTCCGCAACTTCTCCATCAGCGTGTCGATCGAGGGTTCCAGCCGGCCGGTGCGATATTCGACGACGTTGGCGAGATATTCCAGCACTTCAAGCGCCACGTTGCCGAGCGGGCCGTTGCGCGCGCCTGGTGCTTTCATGCCGATTTCATAGCGCCTCGCGGCAAGCACGATCTGCCGCACTGTCTGGCGATCGGTGCGTTGCCAGAATACCGCCTCACACTTGCCGGCATGTCTGGAATTCCTGCGCACGGGCGCATGGGTTCGCTTTCCGGCCGCCTTAGCGATAGTCGCGCCGATCTGCTGTAGCATTGTCCTTTGTCCTCTTTCCGGAGGGCGCGGACGGCAGGCAAAAAATCAGCGCTCCCGCTAAGATGGATCTCTTGCAGGTTCGTTAATTCTGAACTATCTTGAGACTGTCTTACGGTTCTCAAGATCGTTATTGCACTGCTATCCCAAAAAACCCCTGCCTCGCCAAAGGCGGGGTTTTTTACGTTAAGCCCTTATTTGCTCGATATAAAACCTGATGGCCTCTTCCATGATCGGGGCGCGGGACGAAGCCCCACGTTCCTGTTTCAGTCGGTCAATCTCCGCGACGATCTCGCTGGGCATGGCAATGCTCACATTCACGAGGCCGGCGGCTGCCTGCCTTGCTCGGAGAGCCGCAACACTTTCACGGGTTCGGGTACGCAAATCTTTGCTCATAATTACATGTAGCGGTGATTCCCGATGATTCTGCAAGTGGCGTCACTGGATTGGGGGCAGTGATGGCGTTTCGCCGCCGCAGAACCGGCAAGTGCGGTTAGATCGCGCGCCGCTTCCGCCCGTCGCGGACAACGGTCAAAACCGCATCGCGGAAGTGCGGATCGGCCGGGGAAGCCGTCACCTGAATTTCGGCAAGGGTAGGAATGCCGGTCGGCCGCCGATAGCTCCAATACCGCCCACGGGGCCAATGCTCGATGTTGAACGGGGTTTGCCACCGTTCGCGGTAGACCGGGCCTTCAACTTCGTATTGCGTCCAGAACAGCCAGCGGCGGCGCTGCCGGCCGGTGGCGACGATCGGGTTAAGCTTGGCCTTCTCCAGAAGATATTTGCGCAGGTCTTTGCTCATCGGGTGTTTTCCTTTTTAGGGAGTTCGGGGGTAGGGGCACGGGAAGCTGACCAAGCGTGAAAGGCGGCAACGCTGCACCGCGAGCAGGGGCGCAGCTCGCCGGTCGCAGATGGCACTTTGCCGACGCCACCGCAGCACTGGCAGTTTGTCGTGGGGGTAGGGCGGACAATCCTCATGGGCGCGCGCCGTCTGCGGGGTGATCGAAGAGCGGGCGGACTTCCCATCCTTCGGCCGCTTTCTGTTTCGCCAAGCGCTCATCGTGGGTCTCTGTCCAGTTGGTTGGACCGTCTTTCGGATAAACCCAACGGAAGCGCCATGCCGCCGCCCTAGTCTCGGGAGATGGGTTAGCAGCTGCAACGACATCCTCAGTGATCAGGCGGACGTTGTTGACGGAGTAGTGGCCTTTGCCATTCGGGAAGGGTTTGCCGACGTATGTTTCCCTGTAATAAGCCGCGACTTTTTCCGCGTCTTCGCGGGCCATCCAGTCAACGCACATGATACTGCTGTGCCCGTTTTCATCGTCCGCTGCGACATTGTAGCGACGTGACGTCGAAACCTCGTGCGTCAAATCGTTGGCGCCGGCTGGCGCGCGGGTCAGCAGCGAAAGTAAGCGGTCCGCTTGGTGTTCCTCTCGCTGGCCATGGTCGGACGACTTCCAATCAACCGCACCGTCGATAAGCGCCTCGATTATTTCAGCGCGGCTCGGGTGCCCATTCTTCTGGGGCGGTGTGCCGCCAAGATCAGGATGCTGCTTGATGGCGTCCTCGCAGGCCGCATCGGCACAACACCCGCAATCGGGATAGCCGCAACCGATCTCGCCCTTCACGACCTTGACCGCGAGAGCGACCATCAGTTCGCTGACAGAGTGGAATGAAAACTTGTCGCCCGGCTTCCACCCGGTCAGCTTGAGCAATTCGATCGAAGACTCTTTTAGGGTCTCGCGCGTTGTTTCGATGCTATGCATTGGCCGCGCCCTCCGTGGTGGCGGCATACGACGCCTTGGCAGCCTCATATCCAGCATTGTGCTGACGGGCTGCGTCGATCCGGTTTCCTGCGCCTGGTCCGAGATACTGGCACTCGTCGCATTCGACGTGTTGCCAGCCGTGTTCATATTTGTAGATCGGGAGATCGGTTTCGCCGCACTTCGGGCACGGCTTCAACTTCTGGATCGTCATTCTGCCGAGCCCTCCGAGGTGAGGGCGGCGCGATCAAGCGCTACGGTGATGTGACGATGCGCAACTGCTTCAAGATCCTGAACCGTGATCAGAATGGTATCGTCGTCATCTGGATTGGGCGTATCGTCCAACTCGCAAGCCGCCAAGACAATTGCCTTAGCGATCTTGTCGGCGTCGAGCCCCGTCGATCCCGGTTCGGGCGCTTCGTTCCCGTTGAACTCACCGTCTTCGGTCGGAAGGAACTGCCCCCGCTTTTGTGTCTGGGGTGATGGGATCGCTGCTGCATATGCCGGCGGCTCAAAGTCCATTTCCGTGAACCAAACATGCCCGCCGTCCAAGTCGTCCACCCGGCGGCCGGTCATTTCCGCGCGGGCATAGCGCGCCTGCAAGCACTTCGCCTGCCAATCTTCCGGAGTTGCGTCGTCCTCTAGCCCGACTTCCTTACGGATGATGTTGGTGAACTTTGCAGCTTCCTCATTCAGTGAAGCTATGCCCGCATGAAGCGATTTCTTGCGGCCCGGCAGGAGGAAGCATGTAGCTTCGAGCAGATAGGCCCTTATCGGCGTCCGGGGCGGCGGGGCTGAAGCCTGTTCAAGCAGCTCGTGCCGGTGCGCATTCACTTTGCCTGCGGCCAGCTCCGCTTGCTGCCATGCGGACAGCAGCCGTTCGACGATCTGCTGTCCGGCGTCGTCGTCCTTGTCGCCGTACTCGTCATTGCGGTAGTTGAGGGCCGTATAGATCAAATCTTGATCGTCAGGCTTCCATTCGACATTCCGCGTGGGGCCGGCAAACGTGGACCAATCGAGGGGATGCTCACGAAGGGTGGGCGGGGTAGGGCGCAAGGCCATCGCATGCGCCTCAAACGCGGTTTCCAAAACGGACTGATACCGGCCAAGATTGCCTTTTTGCAGGATAAGCATTCCGACGACGCGGCTTGCGATGGTTGCGAAATCGAGGCCAGTCATATGCCTTGCCATGTTGGCGATGATCGTCGCGCGATAGTCCTTGTTCATGGTCGCTTCCTCGCTCATATCCAGCCCATCAGTTCATGTTTGAGATCAGCCCAAATCGCGCTGTACCGCTGTGAATCGTCTTCCTCGGTCAGGCATTCGATCGCCATCTTGGCGGCGTCCAGAAGCTTTTCGATCACCTCGACGTCGCCGAACGGGCCGTGGATATCGCGGCCCTCGCGGGCGAAGCGCAGTAGCTCGGTTGCGGCTTCCGTTGCCTGATGGGCGGCCGTGATCGCCAACGTCCTGGGGTCGGAGGCGACAAGCGTTTCGGTCTCGGAATGGGGTGCGGGCATCACGGCCGATGCGGCATCCTGCCAACGCGCCTGAGTGCCAGCGGGCAGGTTTTCCCAATCGGCATGATATTCGCTGCGCATGAACCGCTCATAGAGAACTTTGCCCCGTTCCGCGGTCGATAGGTTGTCTGTCATGCCAATAGTCTCCAGACGATGAAGCCGACCGCTGCCCAAAGGACGAAGTGCGGCGGGCTGTACGGGTTCGGGGTGGTCACGATCTCAGGGTGTGGTAGGTGGCGAGGAAGGTATCGGCCGCGAAATGCGGGTCCTGCCACGGGATGATTTCAGCCTCGAAAGGTTCGGCCGTGCCGGTCCATTCCTCGCCTTTCCAAGGCAGTCGGCCGCGGCGCTCTGTTGCGAGCATGCGCATATCCAGAAGCTTGAGCGCGGCCGGATCGGGGCTGGAGGCATCAAAGCGGCGAAGGCCGGCGGCTTCGCATCGCTTCTCGACCCGCTTGTAATCGGGGCAAAGGGACTTGAGCGGCGCGGTCATGTCGAGACACGTCGCCTCGCCGACCTCGTGCATGAGGGCGGCGAACTTCAATCCCGGCGGCGCGTGATCGGCCATGATGACGCAATGTTGCGCTATGGGATAATAGACCCGGCGGCCGGTGCGCCGGCTGACGCACTGGCCGGCAAAGCGGCTACTGAAGGCGAGGCCATATGCCACGTCTTCAATCATCAGCTCGGCGGCTTCCGGGTTCTCATAGTCGAAATAGGTGCCCGACCCCAAAAGGATGGTCGGGCCAATGATGCTGCGAATCGAACTAGCGGCGTTCATGCGGCGGGTCCGGTCAGGCTGCGCGCTGGGAAAGGCTGTTGGCCTCGGCGCGAGCTGGCCCGCTGAAGGTGTCAACTTCGTTCTGCGAGAACTGGAGCAGCAGGGTTTCCCGTGTGCAGTTGTCGCCATGTTCGCGCATATACGCCGCCATTTCGCTGACGACGCGGGTTCGTTCGGACTTGTTGATTTTCATTTTGGTTGCTCCCGAAAAAAGGGAGGCACGTGTTTGCGCCGTCCCGTATCGTTCCCAGATCAATGGGAACGTTCGGGCAACATAGATAGGGATGTATCCCTAAGTCAAGGGACGCATCCCGATATCAAAGCAAATAAAAAGCCGCCTCGCGTGGGGCGGCCTTCAAAGTGATTCGCTTTAGGATCAAATTTCCGTTCTGCGATAAGACCCGGTAACGATCCCTCGAATGACGATCTCGGTTGATCCGTCGCCATCTATGGGAATGGGTTGGTGCTTCGGATTCGAGCTTCGCGGGCAAAGCATCAACTGCCCGTCGATCAGATCAATTCGTTTCAATGTCGTCTCGACTAGGTGGCCGTTCCTGCGCTCTACATGAACGGTCAAGCCGGCTCTAACCGGTATTCCGCTTTCGTAGAAATCAACGCACGATACGTACGTCCCATCCGGATATTCCAAGTCCATGGAATCACCGATCACCTTTAGGCCGTACTGTTTCGCCCTGGGAAAGCGGGTATCGCGGGCCACCGGAATGACCTCAAAATTCTCATAATCGTCATCGAACAATGTTGTGTCCAGCCATGCGCCTGCTTGAATAACGCCTTTGACAGCCATGTTAGTCAATTCAAGGCGTGGGTCCGGACCAGTGTCTTTGTCCGGATCGAAAGAGCTACTGGTAAACCAATCAATGGTTGTTTCAAGAGCGATGGCGAGTTTTTCGAGGTTTTCAGCAGTTGGCTTTCGAGATTTCCCGCGCAGGATATCGCGCACGTAGCTCGGGCTTAGTCCTGCCTTTAGGGCAGCCTCATGGGGATTGAGACCGACCATGTCCAGGCGGATTTTCAGGCGCTTTTGAAGTGATGTTTCCATCGCTTCTTTTACGATTGGGGATGATATTGCGTCCAACGGGATGTGTCCCTTGACAATTCGGGATTCGTCCCGAATATGACCGACATGTCGAGCGAAGTAGTAATCAGAGAGGATGATGTTCGGGCTTGCCTATTGGCGAGGGCGAACCGCTATGCGGAAGATGCCCACACAAGTTTATCGGCGATCGGTATTGCCGCTGTTGGTGACAGCAAGTTCCTGTCCCGGGTTCAATCCGGGTTGAACTTCAACATCAAAACGTATCAGCGCGTCATGGATTGGCTCGACGAGGCGGAATCCGCCGTAAGGGTCGATGCTTCATGAAATCAGCTTGCCTGCCCGTGTCTCCTCCCAGCGGGCGGGCCTTTCGCGCCGGGGCGACGCAAGCGCTTTGTTTGCGTAGCGGACCCGCCCCGGCGCGCTGTGTTTGCGTCATCTCATCGGCTCCTTTGAGAGGGTCGTTGTTAAGCTGAATGCCAACGTAGCGCGGGGCTGCTTGCCATTCACTGAATCATTTTCCGAAAAATTTTCACCGAACTTCACGGGGGTTTTCGTGCGTCCTTTTTCTGTAGGGGTCTATCTCTCGCTTACCTACGCCATCACGGCCGCCTATGAGCGCGTTGGCGGCGTTACCAAATTTGCCGGCAAGACACGGCCGAAGCTCTCGACGCTTTCCAAATACGGATCAACCGGCCGGGATAACTCCGAAACGGTCATGCCGATCGACGTCGCTGTCGACCTGGACAAGGCGATCGGACAGCCAATCGTGACCGCAAAGATGGCTGAAATTCTCGGCTACGATCTGGTTCCGAAAATCACAGTCACCCGGGTTGCGCGCCGCTTGTCCGAAGGCGATGCCCTCGACGTGATGAGCGAGGCGATGGATTTCGCCCGGGCGCTACGGGATGCCATTTCAGACGGGCAGGTTTGTCGCACCGACCGGATGCGGATCGAACGGGAATGGTTCGACCTCAAGCACGAAATCGACGAAGCGCTGATCAATGCGGGGGTGCTGACGACATGCTGAACCGCAAAGATAGCGAATTCGTGCCCGCCCTGGTCATTACCGTTCCCCTGGAGGATCGCGACCGGGCATTCCTGCGCATGCTGCGGACTGTGGCCGGCGGCCGTATGCAGCTCATCACCTTACCTCACAAGAAGAGCGCCGCCGCCTGCGAAGTGGCTGGTTATGTGCGGATCTCCGATGAAGGGCGATGCAAGATCGTCACCATAACGTCGCGCGACCAAGCGTACCTCGACCGGCTGATGAGGGCGCATTGATGAACATCGCCGTCCCGACTCCTGTTTCGCTCGAAAGGTTTGATGCGTCGTCGTTGGCGGCACGGATCAACCAGGCGCAACACCTGTTTGCGGCCGGCGACATGCGCGCGGCCATGATCGCTGCCGAGGCTGTCTATGACGAGGCTAAGGCGGCACACGGGTTTGCGGCCCGCATGAAGGCAAGCGAAGGCGTGATTGCCAGCGCGCATGCCATGGTGGTTGAAGCCCTCGAAATCGGCAGCCTTGCCAAGGTGGCGCTCGCCAACGAATACGACCAGGCGCAGGCCGCCGGTTTGGTGGCGCGCAAGGGTCGGCCTAAAAATGTCCCGGGCGAGGACATTTTGCAGCTTTCCCATTTCGGTATCGACAGGCGGGTCATTCTTGACGCCCGCAAGCTGCGCAATGCCGAGATTAAAAATCCGGGCCTTATCCGCAGCACGATCGCCGGGCTATCGGCTGAAGGTATCCTGCCGACAAAGAGCAACTTGCGCGCCGCGATCGGCACGGCCTCGGCATCCAAAGAGCAGCGGGGCGACAATTTTTATCAGACGCCCGACGTGGCAACCCTGACGCTGCTCGCGCATGAAAGCTTTTCCTCGACGATCTGGGAACCGGCCTGCGGTCATAACGCGGTCGGGCGGGTATTAGAGGCTCAGGGCTACAACGTCATCCTGTCCGACCTTGTCGACCGGGGCACCATATCTGAAGCGGGCGACGTCCAGTCGGTCGGCGATTTCCTTTTCAGTGTTCCGGACCCGGAAGGCGAGGGGCCGGATATCGTGACGAACCCGCCTTATGGCGAGGTGCTGAACGCCTTCGTCGCGCATATCCTCAAGGTGCATAAACCGCGCAAGGTGGCCTTGCTTCTCAATCTCAACTTTCTCGCCGGCTTCGCGGACGATGACCGCAACTTCGTCATGGACGAATGCCCGCCGGCCCGCGTCTATGTGTTCAAGCGCCGCCTGCCGATGATGCATCGCGAGGGTTACGAAGGGCCGAAATCTTCCAGCCGCATGAACACGGCCTGGTTCGTCTGGGAACGACAGGAAGATGGCAGCTATGGCGATACGACCGTCATTCGCCGGGTTGATTGGGCTGACTTCGTCGACAGCGATTCTCTAGAGCCGGGCGAGGGCGGGCATTGCCTCAGTATCCGTTTTGATGACGCTCCGCGCACCACGCCGCGCCGCGAGCTGCATGAGCGGGTGGATATCGAGCGGGATCGAGCGAGGGATTGGATCGCCGGCAGAGCCGACTTTAGCCGGGCCGAACTGTGCGGAGGCATCGGCATTCGTGACACCACGGGAGAAGCTCTGATCGCCGAGTTTGTCGCGGCCGGCGTGATCTCTGCGGCCAGCGGGGCGGGTCGATCGGGACGTCATGCGGTGACGGCTGGGAGTGTTTGATGGCTGGTATCATTCGCATTCCACCGCCTCAGTTGAAGCCGCTCAAGCTGCTGGTCGGTTGCGAGACCTCCGGTGTCGTTCGCCGGGCGTTCGCCGAGCTGGGGCATGACGTCTGGTCCTGCGATCTCCTGCCGGCCGACGACGGCAGCAATCGCCATATCGTCTGCGACGTCAGGGATTTGCTCAACGATGAATGGGACATGGTTGCGGTGATGCACCCGCCTTGCACCCGCTTGTGCAATTCCGGGGTTCGCTGGCTGAAGACGCCGCCGCCTGGTCGGACCCTAGAAGAGATGTGGGCCGAACTCGACGAAGGCGCGGAACTGTTCTCCGCCTGCTGGAACGCGCCGATCGCGCGGATCGCTATCGAAAACCCGGTCATGCATCGGTACGCGAAAGAGCGCATCCGCGACTATCGGAAGCCGGCGCAGACGGTGCAGCCATGGTGGTTCGGCGAACCGGCTTTCAAGGCGACGTCGTTTTATCTTCGCGGTTTGCTTCCCTTGCGCGAAACCAACCGGTTGGTGCCGCCGAAGCCCGGGACGGACGAACATAAGTTTTGGTCGCAGGTGCATCGCGCGCCGCCCGGGCGTGATCGGTGGAAAATCCGTTCCAAGACATACGAGGGCATTGCCGCCGCTATGGCGCTCCAGTGGGGCGGCAACGCCTTGAGGGCGGCCGCATGAGCGATCGGGCGCAGGCTGAAAAAGAGAAGATGGCCCGGTTGCGCTTCCACGCGAACCGTTTGACCGGCGATCGATGGATGATCGACCAGGACGACGCGGGAACCCATCTGCTGACCGTCCGCCGCACGGGCGAGACGGCCGTTCTCGCCACTTTCCATCGCGATGCGCAGCAAGATGAAATCGAGCTGATCGGCGATGCCCTCGCTCTTCTCTTCCGGTTTATCGACATGTTCGACCGGGCGCGCGGGAAGGTGCGGGAGCTGCAACGCCAGCTCGGTTTGGAGACCGCGCCGCCGGAAGAACGGCACGGCGATTATACGACACAAGTGTCCATACTGCTGTCGGATCGGGTTTTCTGGCGATTTCTGGAAACTTGCGGGGCGGGCGGGCCGGTGCGCGACAAGCAGGCTGCCGATACGCGGCTGAAAACCCTTCTGGCGATCAGCTCGAAAAAGCAGCTCAACCAAGACGAACGGGCAAGAGGCGCATGGCGCAGCCTGAATAGGGATTTCCTCAACTGGAGAGCAGGGGGTTAGTGCCGGCAATGGGCGAACTGGAACGGCCGACGCAATCACGTGTCTGGCGCTGGCGACGGGCGATCGGGGAATCCGATCTGCCGGCCACGACGCGGGACATATTGCGGGTCTTATCGGAATTCATGGACCGGGAAGGCGGCAGTTGCTTTCCGACCCGGGCGGATCTTGCCCAAAAGAGCGGGCGCGATCCGAAAACTATTTCCCGTGCCCTCAGAAGAGCGGAGCGGGATGGCTGGCTTAAAATCCAAGGTGGTATTTTTTCCGGCCAGCGGTGGCGCAATCAATCCTATCTCGCGTCGTTTCCGGAGGGCGAAAAGGTGAGGGAATTCAGGTCTGAAGCTGGGGGCGCGATGCCCGATAAGCTGGGGGAGCCATGCCCTCAGGATAATACCTCTCCATCTACCTCTCCAAATACCGCTCCAGAAAACGCGGGCGCGCGGGCGTTGAGCCGAACGGAAAGGCAGCGGATAAACCGGGAATTCCTTGGTTGGCTGCCGACATGGCCGAAGTACAACTATTACAGCGATGCAACCGCACGGCGTGAATGGTTCCTGCTTTCAGACGATGAGCGACGAAACTGCATTCGTTTGACGCCGGTCTATCTTCGGCAGATTTCGGGGAAGGCTCGATCGAGCCCGGCGGACTTCCTGCGGGAAAGGGCTTGGGAAGGGCTGCCTAGTTCGGCCCTTAGCGTTCAGCCGGAAAGGATCGAGGCGAAGTCCTTCAGTCCGCTTTGGATGGCAACCCGTTTCTGGTTTCTGCTCCAGCCGCCGACCGGTCAGGTGGCCTTTACGAAATTCGACAACGATCGAATCGAGGCCGGCTTGAAGACGCGTGACGAGCTGATGCGGGAAAAGCTGGCTGTGAACGGGTGGCCGGCCGTCAACGCGATGATGGCGGCCATGCGATCGTCGCAGCCATTCCTTTGCCCGGCGGCGCTGGACAGCTTCACCGCCGAATTTCGATCCGTGAAAAAGGGTAGCGATCTGTTCGCCGCCTGGGGCCGGCTGCATGCGCGGCGCGGCTGGCCGTTCTTCACCTTCGCGCCAAACTACGTTCCGTTCCCGGCGGTTGATCTGGGAACGGCTGATCTCGATGCGGCCGTTGAGGCTGCAATGACTGAAATTGCAAGGCTTTTGAGCAAGGTGGAATGACATGCCGGGGATGAAGAATATCAAGAAACGGGCGGGGGCCTGTGACGTCGAGGCGGTTGAACCGTCGAATTGGCAGAAGACGCGGATAACGCGGCAACAGCGGCTTTACCGGGCTATGCTGCTGCCGGCCTCGGCGGCGCTGGTCGAGCAGCGGCCGGCCGATGCGAAATGGTTCTGCCTGAATGTCTTCGATGGTGCCGAGCTGACGGTTGAAAGCCGGCTGGTTGACGGTGGCGTCAAGGCGTTGGTGCCGCGTGAGAAGTTCGACAAGATCGTCAAGGGCGATAAGATCGAGGGCGAGCGAGCGTGTTTCACCGGCTATGTGTTCATCCGGATAGTGCCGTCTGCCTTGGCATTTGAGCGGCTTAGGAGGGTCAAGGGCGTTGTGGATTTCCTCCATAACGGCGAGCGCTACCACACTGTTCGCGATCATGATCTTGGGTTCTATGCCGACAAGCTCAACATTGACCGCATGAAGGCGGACAAGACGATTGGCGATCGTTGTGAGGTGATAATCAGGTTCGGCCCATTCGCAGGGCTGGAATGTGTCGTGCTTCAGGTTACCAAACCGAAATCGCGGGAGCCTTTAGCCCGGGTGTGGAGCAAGCTTTATGGCAGGGAAATGAAGAATGTCCCTCTTGCGTTCATGGAGAAGGTGTGAGAGTCGTTAGTCAACGGCCACTTCAGATTCGCTACACCCTCCGATGCCAGCGCTAGACGCTGCCAGAGTTGACCGAAAGGTTACAGGGCTAAGGCGGTCAGGAACCCAGCCTTGCCGGTCTCGCTTCAGAGAACCGATTCAAGGCAACGGCGATAGCTATGCTTACAAGGCGACCCTAACCGGTCGCCTTTTCGCATTTAAGGGTTATGAGGCATCAGCGGTCAGACGAGGCGCAAGAGTGGCGCAAGTGGTACAAGCTGTACCGTTGGGTGAAGCTACGGCGCGAGCAGCTACGAGCCGAACCCTTCTGCAGAATGTGCAGGCTGCAAGGCAAGCGAACGATCGCAACAGTCTGCGACCACGTCGAGCGCCACAACGGCAACCCTGATAAGTTTTGGAATGGTCCTTTCCAGTCGCTGTGCAAGCCGCACCATGACGCGACGAAGCAGGCCGAAGAACTTCGCGGGTTCTCGACGGCAACCGGCCTCGACGGCTGGCCGATCGACCCGCGCCACCCGGCGAACCGCTGACCCCTCCGACCCTTCGACCCTGAAGTGACCGAAATGTCACACGCCGCCCCCCCGGGAGGGGGTGGGTCGAAAGTCTAACCCCTCTCCGACCCTAGACCGGCGCCATCCATTCGTGTGTAGGGAGTCGGAATTGGAGGGAAAAAGCCACTCTTATCAAGGGGATATCTGATGAAGGGCCGTAAGCCTTCCGCCGATAACGTTGTTCCCCTGACCGATAACGAGGGGAGCGGCGGCGCAAATTTCGAGGCTCGCGCCATCCAAAAGGCTCGCGAGCTGAAGCCGGAAGGCTTGCCCTTCACCGTTGGGGTGATCTGGGACCGGATTGCGCCGCCGCTATGCGATCCTCGAAAGAACCGGCTCAACGAAACGAACGTGTTCATGTTCGAAACTTTGTGCTGGACGATCGACCGCCATCAAAGGCTCCGCGTCGATATCGGCGACAATGGCGAGACCTACGAAACTGAGACGCGCAACGGCACTCAGCAGAAGAGCCGCCCCGAAGTCGGGCAGCTCAATGAAACTTGGCGGCAGATACGTGCACTCGCCAGCGATTTCGGAATGACGCCCTCGGCCGAACGCGGCCTGCAAGGTGGCGGCCAACTCGGGTTTGATTTCAATAATGACGGATTCGACTGATGTTGAAATTCCGGAAATCTCCTATGAGGACGATCCGGTAACCGCCTGGGCGGCTGATGTCTTGCGCGGCGATGTCGTCGCCGGCCCTCATATCCGCAACACATGCCGCCGTCATCTGCTCGACCTTCGGGACGGTCCCGGTCGCGGCCTCCTGTGGGACGTCGCCGAGGCCAAAAAGCGCATTCACTGGTTTCAGACGAAACTTTACCTCAACGGCGGCCAATTTGAGGGCCGCAAGTTCCAACTCCATCCCAGCCAAGCTTTCCGCGTGGGGGCGCTGTTTGGCTGGAAATGGGCCGATACCGGCTTGCGTCGTTTCAGGCGTTTTTACGACGAGGAAGGCAAAGGCAACGGCAAGTCGCCTTTGCTGGCCGGTATCGGCATCAACATGATGGTCGCCGACAATGAGCCGAGCGCCGAAATCTACGCCGCTGCGGCGAAGAAAGAGCAGGCGCAGGTTCTTTTCCGCGATGCGGTCGCCATGCGTCGCCAGTCGCCGGAATTGGCGCGGCGGATCATCCCATCGGGCATCAAGCCTGTCTGGCAACTGACCTACAAGGCGAAGGGTGGCGATGAACGGTTCTTCAAACCGATCTCGTCTGACTCGGCGCAATCAGGTCCGCGCCCGCACGTCGCGCTTTGCGACGAGGTGCATGAGCATCCGAACCGGGACGTTATGGAGCTGCTGGAGCGCGGCTTTAAATTCCGCCGTCAGCCGTTGCTTGTCATGGCGACCAATTCGGGGACGAGCCGAGAATCGGTTTGCTGGGAAGAGCATCAGCATGCGGTAAACGTCGCAGCCGGCGTGACCAAGGATGATACGACATTCTCTTTTGTCTGCTCTCTCGACGAGGGGGACGATTGGGAGAATGATCCTTCCTGCTGGGTAAAGGCTAACCCGCTGCTCGATGTAACGGTTACGACCGAATACCTCCGGGGCGTGGTCGAGCAGGCGAAATTGATGCCGGGCAAGCGTAACGGTATTGCCCGCCTGCACTTCTGCGAATGGACACAGTCAGTTAATGCGGCCATCCGGCGCGAAGCTTGGATGGCCTGCCAAAAGCCACTCGACCTGGCGGCCTTGGTCGAGGCCAACTATCCCTGCTACGGCGGCCTCGACCTTTCCCGAACGCGCGACTTCACGGCCTTCACGCTTACATGGGTGTTGGACGCGACGAAGGATGCTGAAAAGTTCGCGTCAAAGACTTGGTTTTTTTCGCCGGCCGACACCCTTAAGGATCGCGCCAACACAGACCAAGCCCCTTACGACGTCTGGGCCTCGGAAGGATTTATCGAGGCCGTTCCCGGGCAGCGCTTGAAATACTCCTGGCTCGCCGAGGCGATCACTAGCCTTTGCACTCTCTACAGCCCGGAAGAGATTGCCTGCGACCAATACGGCCTAGAGCGATTGCAAGAGCATTTGCAGGAAACCGGGGCATACCTGCCTGTCGTCATCCATCCGCAAGGGTTTCAAAAGCGGGTGCTTGATAAGGACAAGGACGCGCAGGACGGCGAGCAGGAAATCTACCTGTGGATGCCTCACAGCATCAACATGCTGGAAAACGCTCTTTACGAGCAGCGGATGGATATCGATCCCAACCCGATGCTCGATCGGTGTGCCGCCAGCGTCGTCTACGCGGAAAACCGGACAGGTCACCGCATGTTCGACAAGGAAAACGCCTTCGGGCGTATCGACGGCATGGTGTCCACTGCCATGTCGGTCGGCATCGCGCTTTGCCGCAACCGACCGGAACCGGTCTCCCCTTGGGATGATCCTAATTACAAACACAAGGCGGCCTGATGTTCGGAAATCCATTTCGGCGAAGCAAAACAGGTGCGCGCCAACCTGAAACGCGTTCCAACCTGGAAAACCCTTCTGTCTCGATCTCTGATGAGAGCATCGTTTCGTTCGTTGGCCTCGGCGACATGTCGGCGAGCGGCGAGGTTGTGACCATTGATTCCGCGTTGGGCGTTCCCCCGGTCTGGTCGGCGGTGAACTTCCTTGCCGGGACGCTCGCGGCTCTACCTCTTCATCTTTACGAGATGTCAGGGAAGAGCCGGAAAAAATCAAAGCGGCCGCTCGCGAAGCTGTTGCGGGCCAATATCAACGACGAATGCACGTCGTTCGAATGGCGTAAGCACCTCTTCGAGCAGGTTTTTACCGGCGGCCGGTCCTACACCTACATTATCGAGAACGGAAATGGCGAAATACTCGAACTTCTCCCGCTCGATCCGAACAAAACGAAGCCTAAGCGCATCAATGGCCGCAAGGTCTATGAATATCGCGGCGGGGGAAAGCTGGAACGATATCCGGCGTCAAAAGTCATCGATATTCCGTTCATGCTCAAGGCTGACGGGATAAGCCATCGATCGCCGATCCTCTCCAGCAAAGACACGATCGGGCTTGCGCAGGCCGTCACTAAATACGGCTCCAAGTTCTTTCAGAATGGCGGCGTCCCGCCCTTCACTATCACCGGGCCGTTCAAATCGGCGGGGGCAATTTCACGCGCTGGCGCTGACATGACGGAGGCGGTCAGACAGGCTGCCGCGACCAGGTCGCTCGCTCTGGCCGTTCCTGACGGTCACAAGATCGAGCCGCTTGGCGCAGACCCTGAAAAAACGCAGCTTATCGAGGTCAAGCGCTTCATCGTCGAGGAAATTGCTCGGCTGTTCTCCCTCCCGCCTGTCTTCCTGCAAGACCTTTCACGAGGCACGTTCTCCAACACGGAACAGCAGGATTTGCAGTTGGTAAAGCACACGCTGACCCGCTGGGCTGTCCAGTTTGAGCAGGAATTGAATCTGAAGCTCTTCGGGCCGCAGAACACAAAGTATTTCGTCAAGCTCAACCTTGACGGCCTGCTTCGTGGCGACTTCAAGACCCGCATGGAAGGCTATGCCCGCGCTATCCAGTCCGGCCAAATGACGCCAGATGAAACGCGCGAAATGGAGGATCGGCCGCCGATCGGCGGCGCGGCCGCCAAGCTTCATATGCAGGGTGCCATGCTGCCGATCGACAAGCTGGGGCAGAAACCAAGCATTGGTCATAACGGCGGCCCGCCGCTCGATGGATCAGACGATGGAGACAGCGAAACCAACAAAAAGGACAGTAATGATGGAACGTGAAACCCGAAGTTTTTCACCGGCCGAAATCCGGGCCGTTGAGGGGACCGTGAAAGTGAGCGGCTATGCCGCCGTTTTCAACCAGGAAACGGACATAGGCGGCTATTACCGGGAAGTGATCGAACCGGGGGCGTTTGCGGAAGCGCTGGGGCGTGATGACGTCGTTTTTCTCATCAACCACGACGGCTTGCCGTTGGCCCGCACCCGCTCCGGCACGTTGAAGCTTTCGGAAGATGCAAAGGGCCTGTTCATGGAGGCGGAACTTGACGCCGAAGATCCGGACGTCAAGGCGATCGTGCCAAAGATGAAGCGTGGCGATCTCGACAAAATGTCGTTCGCTTTCTGGCCTGACGTCCATGAATGGGACGATACGCAAAATCCGCCGCTGCGCAGCATCAAAAAAGTCAGGCTCTTTGATGTCTCGATCGTGACGACGCCCGCCTATGACGGCACTGAAATCGGGCTTCGCAGCCTTCAGGAACATCGCGCCTCGGCGCAAAACACTCTTTCTTCGCGCGTATCGGAAATCCGACGTCGCATGAAAGGCCAGTTGGCCCGGCGTTTGGGCTGAACCTCCCGCCTAAGCAGCGCTCACGCTGCCAAGCATCATCTTCAAAAACCGAAGGAACTACAATGACTCAACAGCTTAAAGAGCTGCGCGAGAAGCGGGCGAATATTGCCACCAACGCGCGGGCAAAGTTTGACGAAATCAAGCCGGACACCCCGGCCGAGCGCGCCGCCGAAATCGAACGCGAGTTCGACGCCATGATGACGGACGCCGACGTTCTCGATGCCAAGATCGAGCGCTTGCAGAAGCTCGTCGATCTGGAGGCACGGGGCAACCAGCGCGACCAGCATCGTCCGATTATCGATGACGTCAACGATGATGACGGGGAAAGCCGCAGTGGTGAAGGCTCACCGGAATACCGTGAAGTGTTCGCGAGGGCTGTCCGGTTTGGTGCCGCCGATCTGACGCCTGAAGAACGCGAAGTATTGCAGCGCAACCGCCTGAATATGACCCGCGAAATGCGCGCGCAGGCGGCGGGTGACAATGCTGCCGGCGGCTATACCGTCCCGCAAGGCTTTTCCGGCCGGATCGATCAGGCGATTTCTACCTGGGGTCCCATGTGGGACGGGAATGTCGTCGAAGAACTCAACACCTCGACCGGTAACCGTATCCCTTACCCCACGGTTGACGACACGGCGAACGAGGCCGGCGACAAGGCCGAGAATGCGCCTGCAACCGACGACGGTTCGGATGACGTCGAGTTCGACTCCAAGAACCTCGACGCCTACATGACGTCCACCGGCATTATCCGCATCTCTCTGGAGCTTCTGCAAGACTCCGCATTCGACATGGAAAGTCTTCTGCGGAACATCTTCGGTGAGCGCATGGGCAAGCGTGCTAACCGGCGGCTTACGGTCGGGACCGGCGCCAATCAACCGAACGGTGTCGTAAACGCCTCGGCGCTCGGCAAAACGACCGCGGCCACCGATGCTCTGACTTCCGACGAAATCCTGGACCTGTTCCATTCTGTCGATGCCGGCTACCGCCAGTCTCCGAAATGCCGTTGGCAGTTCAACGACAAAACTCTTGGCACCATCC